CTCCTAGCTGGCCTTGTAAGCCGCATGGACGATGGCGAGCCTGTGACCATCGCAGACGGCGCTGTGAGCGCCTCCAGCGGCTCTTACGGCCTTGCCGCGTGTGATGCAGCCGATTACCCGGTGATGCCTGCTGTGGAGGCTCCTAGCGCTGACTTGGACATCACCGCTGGCGTGCGTGCCTGTCTCATGGCGGCCAGCACCGACGCATCCAAGGCCATTCTCCAGGGCATCCACCTCGCCAATGGCTACATGGAGGCCACTGACGGGCACCGGCTGGTGCGGCTGCCGGTGGACCTGCCCGATGGCGTTAACCTCACCCTGCCAGCCAGCACCATGAAGCTGCTGCAAGACCGCACCGTGGGCATCGCAGCCGCCAATGGCCAAGCCGTCATCGACGCTGGCGATGGCATCACCATCTACAGCCGCATCCTTGACGGCTCCTACCCCGACGTGGCAAAGCTCATCCCCACCACCTTTGAGCACGTCATCACCCTGGACCGTCACCGTTTTGCACGCTGCCTAGAGCGCGTCGCGCTCATTGCCGAGGCCCACAACTCCGTCGTCAAGCTCACCGCCGCACCCAGCAGCATTGCCATCACCGCCGAAGCTGATGCCAGTAATGGCAAGGAACTCATCACCTACGCCGGCACCGCATCTGGCGCCTGGGCATTTAATGTCCACTACCTCCTCGATGGCCTCAAGGCATTCCGCTCGGCGGAATCCGTTACACTGTCAGCAAATGGCCCAACAACTCCTGTAGTCTTGACGCCATCTAATGCATCAGATCAGACTTACCTGATAATGCCTGTGCAAATTCGTAACTGATTCAATGGCGCGCAAAAGCTCCAAAGATGAAATCCAGAACCGCGTAAACGAGGTTTACGGATTGCTTCTGCGCGCATACAGCCATAATCAGATCGTTCAGTACGGTTCCGAAAAGTGGGGTATTACTGAACGCCAAGTTCGTGATTACCTAGCTGAAGCGCGCAAGCTGCTAGCACTTGATGCTGAGCTTGCGCGTCCGCAGTGGCTTGAAGCTGCGTTAGCCCGAGCCCAAGAATACGAGCGCAGAGCATCAGATAAAGACCAACTTGGAACCGCGCTGATGGCGCTTGAAAAGCAAGCGCGGTTGCTGCGATTTGAGATGTCGTGAGCCTCGTCGCAAGCATCTGCGAAGATGCGCCGCTGCTTAGCTTTATGGAGATGCCAACAGCGGCATCCATGGATGAGCTGGTCACCAGCATCCGCAGCGACCTGCATCCTGGGCAGCTTGCGTTTGTGGATGACACCGCAACGCAGATCATCGGCATCTCGGCTGGCTATGGCGCTGGCAAGACCAGGGCGCTATGCGCCAAGGCGGTAATGCTGGCTGCAGCTAATCAGGGCTTCATTGGTGCCGTGATGGAGCCCACTGGCCCATTGATCCGCGACATCTGGCAGAACGACTTTGACGATTTCCTAGAGACATACGACATCCCATATACATTCCGCGCATCACCACTGCCGGAGTACACGCTGCACCTGCCAAACGGTGACACCAAAATCCTGTGCCGCAGCTTTGAGAACTGGTCACGCATCATTGGCTTGAACCTTGCTTGGGTATTGGCCGACGAGATCGACACGGTGACGCCGGTCATTGCCAACAAAGCATTCCCAAAGATCCTTGGTCGCTTGCGCTCGGGCAATGTCCGGCAGTTTGCAGCAGCATCCACACCAGAGGGTTTCCGCTGGATGTGGAACACATTCGGCAGTGATGATGCTCAGCAGCGCACCGACCGCAAGCTGATCAAAATGCGCACTGCTGACAACCCACACTTGCCGCCGGACTTTATTGAGCGACTGCAGGCCAACTACGATCCGCAACTGCTGCGCGCATACCTCGACGGCGAGTTTGTCAACCTGACCACTGGTCAGGTATACGATCGCTTTGACCGCAGCAAGCACATAGTCACCATTCTGCCTGATACCAGCCGCGAACCGCTGAGGGTTGGCGTTGACTTTAACGTTGGCAACATGTCTGCCGTCATCGCCATCCGGCAAGGCAGCAGCCTGCTAGTCATTGATGAGATCAGCGGCGCGCATGACACCGACGCATTGGCGCAAGAGATCCAGCGGCGGTATCCGCAGCGGCAGGTGTACATCTATCCGGACGCCAGCGGCGGCAACCGCAGCACCAACGCAAGTCAGACCGACATCCAGATCCTGGAGTCCTACGGCTTCAGCAACCAATCACCACGCAGCAATCCTCCCGTTCGTGATCGGGTGGCTGCTGTTCAGGCTTTGCTGGAAAACGGCAAAGGCCAAGTCAGGCTCACCATCGCCGCCACCTGCCGCAAGGTGATCGAGTGCCTAGAGCTGCAGAGCTACAACGAGAAAGGCGATCCTGATAAAGATGCCGGCTACGACCACATGAACGACGCGCTGGGCTATGTCATCTGGCGTGAGTTCAACCCACTTCACGCAGGCGCTGGACGCGGGACTGGTATTAGGCTATATTAAAGCCGCCCACCATTTACTATCCAAATGCTCACTGGTGCTGAACTGCTCGCCAAAGTCAAGGAACTTGGCGACTGCAATAAATCCGATATCGTCCGCGCTTGCGGTTACGTCAAGGCCGACAAGCTCTGCTTTACGCAGTTCTATGAAGCGCTGCTAGAAGCCAAAGGCCTCAAGCTGACCACACCCAAGAAGCCGGGCCGTAAGCTCAGCTACAAAACCAAGGTGCAATTCAACGGCAACCTGATGGTTGGCAGTGCTTACCTTGACGAGATGGGCTTCAAACCTGGTGATGGCTTTGAGATCAAGGTAAACCGCAATAGCGTTACACTGACTGCAGCTTGATGCGGTAACGGGGTCACATGTACACGGGTTTCAATTACTACGACCGCCCTACGGCTGAGCGTAAGGTCACCCGTGTACAGGACCCCAATACTGCATGGTATGCGCAAGAGGCGCATTGGATTCTGATTGAAGACCTGCTGCAGGGCACCTTTGGGATGCGGCAAAAGCATCGCCGTTACCTGCCGCAAGAGCCCCGCGAACTAGACGAGTCCTACGACAACCGTCTAGCACGCAGCGTATGCCCGCCGTACTACCAGCGCTTGGAGCGGTTGCTGGCTGGCATGTTGACGCGCAAGCCGGTGCGGCTGGTTGATACCAGTGACACCATTACCGAGCAGTTGTTTGATGTTGACCTAAATGGCAATGACCTCAATGTCTGGACGTATGAAACCGCGCGCAAAATGGTCCGTTATGGCCACGTTGGTACATTGGTGGATGCACCGGCTGATGGGGGTCGACCCTACTGGGTGAATTACACGCCACGCCAAATCCTTGGTTGGCGCACTGAAACCAACGAAGGCAAGCAGCAATTGACCATGCTCCGGCTCCAGGAGCTGGCCAGTGTGCCCGATGGCTTGTATGGCGAGAAGGTAGTGCAACAGGTGCGGGTACTAACGCCTGGTGAATACCAGATCCACCAAAAGGACGACAAGGGCGACTTTCAAATTGTTGACGAGGGCCGCACCAGCCTGAGCGAGATCCCATTCAGCATTGCCTACGCTAACCGCATTGGTTTTATGGAGTCACGGCCACCGCTGGAGGATATTGCAGAGCTGAACCTCAAGACCTACCAGATCCAGTCAGACCTCGATAATCAACTGCACATCTCAGCAGTGCCGATGCTGGCGTTTTACGGTTTCCCCAGTAGCGCCGAGGAGGTGTCTGCCGGTCCGGGCGAAGCTATTGCATTTCCTGCTGAAGGCCGCGCTGAGTACATCGAACCCGGTGGCACCAGCTACGAATATCAGTTCAAGCGGCTTGAAGCGCTTGCAATGCAGATCAATGAACTTGGCCTGTCGGCAGTGCTGGGCCAGAAGCTGACGGCTGAAACCGCCGAAGCCAAGCGCATTAACCGCAGCCAAGGCGACAGCACCATGATGGTGATTGCGCAGAACATGCAGGACATGATCGACAACTGCCTGCAGTTTCATGCGCAGTACCTTGGCCAAAACGAAGCTGCTGGTAGCTGCCGCGTTAATCGTGACTTTATGGGCACCAGGCTGGAGCCGCAGGAGATCAACAGCCTGCTGCAGCTTTACACTGCAGGGACCATCACCCAAGAAACCCTGCTGCAGCAATTGTCTGATGGCGAGGTGCTAGGTGATGACTTTGATGTTGATGAAGAACTGGAGGCCACGGCTAATGCGGGGATGGATGTACAACCTGCTAGACAACCTGATCAGTTGGTTAATCGACTTAGCAGTGATGATCGAACCGAAGAGGCCGAGGAAGCCGAGGAAACAGGAACTTGATTATCACGTCAGCAACCTGCCGGATGAGATCCTAGCGATCATCCGCGTTAGCTGGTATGTCGATGGCAAGCCGGATGAGATTGATGAAATGGTGCTGATGGAAGATGGCCAGAATGGCTATGACGCATTTGCTGCAATTGTTACAAGTGCATTGCAACGTGGTGCCAATGTAAGCATCCGCTCGGGGTATGCCGCCAAGGATTTAGGCATTATCCAATGAGCACACCAGCGTCGCTATACCGCAATGCGATTGACCTTAACAGGTATAGCAATAGCGTGGCGCGGCGTGTTATCAATGCATATAACGACATCATCATTGATGCAGTCAATCAATTGCGGGCCATTGATGATCTAGCTGCACCAGTCAAGGCGGCTAGGTTGCGTGGCATCTTGGCGCAACTGAAAGACAGCCTCGGCACTTGGGCTGGTGATGCAACTGAGCTGACCGCACTGGAACTGCAAGGATTGGCGGAGCTGCAATCCGAGTTTGTCACCGAGCAGTTGCGCCGTGCGTTGCCAGCGGGCAGCCGTGATG